GCATCGAAACCGTCACCCAATGGGTCGACCAAACCATCACCGGAATCCGCGACAGCGGCACCACCAACCTGAGCGCCGCCAACGAACCCATCGCCGTCTGCGCACTTGCCGACCTCCTCGAAACCAACTGGCCCGAAGACATCGACCCATACGACGCCATCGCGCTACTCATGCGCCGACTCGCCACCAACCGAACACCACGCCAAGCCGCAATCGAAGCCATTCGCCGAAAGGTCCAACGATGACCGCGTTACCTGACGCCGAAGCCAGCCAGCCCGCCTGCGGCACCTGCGGTAGCGAAACCGTCAACTACGGAGACGGCTACATCTGCGAAGGATGCCTGCTTTCGTTCGACTCCTACGACCTCAGCGCGTCATTCCTCAACCCCCGTGACGAGCCATGCGGCGCACCTTGCGACAACACCTGGCACGGTGACAACAAGATCCAGCTAGGAATCGGATACGACATCAATGCACTGGACCGGATGCCAGACAAAGAGGCTTACTCCGTTCACGATCCGCTGCCGGGATCGCCGCTACTGCGCCAACGCCGCCCTCACCATCCACGCGCCCGACGAAGCATCAGCACACATGGCCGCGCGCAACCAAGGCTGGCTCATCCACACCGCCAACGACCAAGTCGCCTGCCCCGCATGCCAAGCCGGAAAACACCCACGGAAGGAACAACCGTGACAGACGAAAGATGGCTGCCTGTAGTCGGATACGAAGACAGCTACGAAGTCAGCGACCACGGTCGTGTCCGCAGCATCGACCGAACCGTCATCCGCAAAGACGGTCACCGAGCCCGATTCAAGGGTCGCCTGCTGAAGCCACATCCGGACGAATTCGGATATCTCGAAGTGATCCTGTCCAGGCGTAGCAAAGGGAAAACCATTGCTGTGCACGTACTCGTCTGCACCGCCTTTCACGGACCGAAACCACCTCATGCGCACGGAGTACGGCACCTAAACGGGAAGCAGCTCGACAACACCCCAGGAAACCTGCAGTGGGGCACCCGCTCCGAGAACATGCAAGACAAAGCGAGGCACGGAACGAACCACTGGCTGAACCAAACCCACTGCAAGAACGGGCATGAATTCACTCCTGAGAACACCAGGTACGAACGCGGCGGAAAGAAACGCTGCTGCCGAACTTGCGGCCGAATGAAAGTCGCTGCCCAGCGTGCCAAGAGAAAGGCGTTGGCAGCATGACGGCCCTTAGTGAAGCACTAGGAATTTCCGGCCAATCCTGGGTAGATGACGCCATTTGCTCTCAGACGGACCCAGAGTCATTTTTCGTCGAAAAAGGCGGAACCACAAAGCCAGCCAAACTGATCTGTCAGGGCTGCCCAGTTCGCCAACAGTGCTTGGACTACGCGCTCAAACACGATGAGAGGTGGGGAGTGTGGGGCGGTTACAGCGAACGCGAGCGACGCCGCCTGCAACGCGGCGAAAACGTCACGCCAACACTCAACCGTGGCGGCCACCAACCCAGCTACGCCTGCTACCAACGCGGCTGCAAAACCCCCGAGTGCCACCAAGCGCGCCTCGCCTACGAACGCGACCTACGCGCCCGCAAGAAACAACAACTCACCGGCGGCGCCGCATGACCAATTCATCGCTGCGCTGCCTCGCTGGCCCCAACTGCCGGAACGCCGTCACCATCGACAGCCACCGGCTCGGCGCCATGAACGAACACCCCAACACCCTTTGCCCGGCGTGCGACAAAGCCATCAGCTCAGCCATCCGACAGCTACCGCGGGACTGGGCGGAACTCCGAGCCGCGCTCGGCGAACGCTCCACCACCACCGGCGCGAAAGTCAACTCCACGCCAACCCCCGCCATGCCCATCAGCGCCCGCAAAGAAGCACTCATGACCGCGATCGTCGACCTCACCGACCACGCCGCCGACATCGTCTCCGAACAACTCGACATCCAACGCGGCAGCGCACTCCGCAAACCCCCCGCCGACGCCGAAGAAGGCTCAATCGCCTGGAACGCCGCCGAACACACCCGGGCCGAACCACAGAAAACCCTCGCCGCCGCAGTCGCACTCATCGAACCCCACATCGAACTACTCGCCGCCGCACCCGAACAACCCACACTCGCCTGGAAACCGCCGCGCCGCTGCGCATTCCACGCCGCCTGGATCGAAGCGGCCGAACGCCAGCTCGCACACGCGATGAAAATGCCCGGACTAGCCGACGCAGAACCCAAGGCCATCCGGAAATTCCTGCGAACCAAATTCCGGCTCAAAGCGAAACACCCCGCCAAAGTCCGCAACAACCTCGACGCCCTCAACGACGCCTACCGCAGCGCCGGCGGCTGCGAACACTGCGGCGGCTGGTGCAACGACGGCCAAGCCCGCGAAATCATCGAACACACCGGCGCCGAAATCCTGCAGCAACTCATCAACCTCCACCACCAGGCCCGCGCCGAACTCGGCCACACCCGCCTCCGCCACCGCTACCCAATGCCCTGCCCCCGCTGCGGCGGCCGCGTCGGACGCGACGACGGCCAAACCATCGTCACCTGCGACGACCGCGACCAGTGCAAATCCTCATGGACAGAACGCGAATACCAATTCCTCGCCGGTCTGATCACACGCGAAAGGTACGACATGGAAATCACCAAATACCTACTCGCAGAGGCGTACGCACGCCTCGACGACGTCCAACGACGCCTCGACAAACTCACCGACGACGACCTCGCGCTACCCGGCGCCGGCGTCATCATCGCCGAAGCCATCCGTCAAGCCATCGACGGCCACAAGACCGCAGCCGACCGCGCTATCAGCACCAGCCGCAAAGACACCCAGGAACGTCAAAACACCGAAGACACCTGGGCATGGGGCCCGAACGAACCGCGCTATCAGCGCCCGAAACCGAAGCCCAAGAAGGCCACACGCCCCGCCGGGCCCCCGATCCATCCCAGCTCGCTACTCACCGTCATCGACACCGACGAACACGCCGCACTCAACGGCCGCCTGAAATGCGCCGACTGCAACCTGATCCACCCAGGGGACTGCGCATGAAACGCACCGAAGCCCAGGCACTAGCAGACGACCATTTCGAAGCCGCTCTCAAAGAGGTGCTGCGCGCATACGGGCGTATCCCCGACGATGCCACATTAGTTAGCTTTACCGGCGTCTTCGAAGCGATGCGATTCGAAGCCGAAACAGGCTTCGAATATGAGCATCACGGCCTGATTCACATGGGTGGAACTGAACGGCGATCAGTGGTAAAAGGGCTACTGACGATCGGCCTAGAACGTATCAACGACGAATGCCGATGCGGCGACGATGACGGATAAGCGCCAAACGGCGCCGCGCCGCCGCTGGACCGTCCAACCCTGGCCCTGGCCCGGCGACAGCCGCGAAGACCGAGCGAAACGCGTCGCACGCTCCTACCGCCAACTCGTCTTCGACATCACCCAAGGCCGCGTCGACGACCCCGCCGGAGACCTCTACCGGCTCGACCAACAATGGCTCCAATACGGCGCCTTCTGGGCGATACCAAGCCAAGACCCTTACGACCCAAGCGAATGGGTCCATGCCGCCGACGCCGCGCACTACGCCGACGTCGAACCCGGCACCATCCGCAAATGGGCCGAACGCGGACACATCCGCGTCGAGCACGACCACCAGGGCGCACCGGTCTACAACATCGGCGACCTCCGCTCCAACGAAATCCGCCAACGTAACGCCCGGAAACGATCACCAACGACTTAACCGTCCGCGTAGCTATCGGGTGATGGGACACAACTTGTGCAACGGCGCATACTGTGCGTTTGTGGCTGAACAGGATCTGCCCCGAGCAACCACCGGCGACGAAAAGGTGGCACAGTTGAGGAGGCTCCAAAGGCGTTTGGACAGGGCGCTTGGAGCTATCGCCCAAGGTGACACCGATGCCGTCGACGACGTCGCTGCCATCTTGCGAACGCTGGTCGGGCGAGGAAAAGGCAATGATCTGATTCGGAGAACGCGGGCAGTGATGAATCTGAAATGGCCGCTGCTGTTCGTCGGGCCGGAAGCAAAAGACACTGGTGTCCGGCTGTCAGCGGGTTCGATCCCGGCCAGGCTCAAGATGCCAGAAGGGGACTGTAGGTGGGTCCGCCTCGATGAGTGGACTCAGGCGTTGGCAGTCGTGATTGATGAAGGACACGGTCAGCGGAAAGCGACGTGGGAGAAGCTGATTGAAGACTACGCGAACACATTTGGATCTCACGCAAGCCAATCGATCCCGAGAATGCTAGATGCAACTGCACGGATGCACGCGGTGGAATTGAATCTGGGTCAGTACATGATTCATTGCGCGGGCCTGGGCATAGCTGACGCAGTGGCGCAGATGCTCGATGAATTCGAAGGCAAAGCAGTTGTGAAGGGCCAACTTTTGCAGGACCGCCTCACGCCGCTATACGGATTGATTATTGGCGCCGGACCAGCGCCAGAATCTGAAGTACGTATCGATGACCGAGGGATCAGCGAGCGTACGCACGTAATCAAGATGCACCTATACCCGCATCAGTGGCAGCGGGTGTTCGTCGAGCCTGACCCAGAGAACGACCGTACGATTGTGGCATTCGACATCCACGACGCCGGCACGCCTGATTGGTGGCCTGAGTAGAAGCAATCCCACGACACTTGGACTGGATATGAGCATTCTCGACGTCGATTGCATTGCGTGCGGCGAAGATCCGGTGTCAGACATCGAGCGAATGCTGTGCGACGGCTGCGTCTACGCAGTGGATTTTCTCGGCGACCTAGCCGACAACTGGGATTGACATAAGAAACCGCTATCAGCGCGGCACGTGTCATACTCCGCCTGTACGTTGCGAACAAACGCCCCGGCGACCGCTGCACACGGCCCCGGGGCTCGGCCGACACCAAGGAGTCGACATGACAAAGGCTATCCGATCCGACATCCGCGGGAACACACATGTGCTGTACCGCTTCTACAGCCAAACCGGCCAACTGCTCTACGTCGGAATCACAAACGACCCACACCAAAGATTCGCTGCCCACGGCATCGAAAAGCCCTGGTGGCCGAGAGTCGCCGACATCAAGATCGAACGCCTCAACAGCCGTGAGGAACTCGCCGCAGCAGAACTCGAAGCAATCCGAACCGAAAACCCCAGATACAACAAAGCGCACGCATCAGGAACATTCGAAGAAGTGCACGTCCGCAGGGTGCGCGGCAGGTCCATCTGTTCAGATGCCAACCGATTTGGAACGTCCCCGCCAACCCGCCATCCCGACGAACCACAGACACCGCGTAGGCTCCGCCTCGCGCTCTACTGTCCCAAGTGCTATGGCAGCACCGTCACGCGAGCCGCAGACGAGAACTGGAAGCCAATCGCCGACACCGCCCGCTGCGATCGCTGCGGAGAAACATGGACCGACCGTGAATGGCGGCGCGCCAACTACGGCTTCTGACACCAGAAGCGCGACATGTCGTGCTAAGGTCGCAACTAGCACCGCTATGCCCAGACCCGGGCGTAGCGGTTTTTTGGTGCACCAGAAGGGCACGACATGGCCGCACTCACACGCCTATTCGCCTACGCCCGCGAACACCAAGAACAAGCCCGCACCAACGGCAACGAACTCCGCGCCGAACAATGGAACTCCATCCTCGACAAACTGATCGACCGCTGCACCCTCGCGAAACTCATGAAGGGGAACCGCTGATGGCCGCAGTCCCCGACGCAAGGGATCGGATAGGAGATCAATCCATGCCAGAAGCCCATGCTGTCGTCCCCGCTACGATCACCGAGGATTCGGCACGACGCCACGCAATCCAGGCGCTGTCGAACATGGGAACTGTCGATGAGGCCACCGTCACGATGACTGGCATCACCGAAGTGGACATCGCAGGATCAACTGTCGATTGCTTCAGGTTCTCAGCCCAAGTCCAGCCAGCCTAGTAGGGGAGCGGATCATGGCAGACCCCAATCCCGCACAAGGCATGCCGATCCAGTTCAAGAAATACTGGCTGACCGAAGATGGCGCGGCAGCCATTGGCTGGAACACACCAGGTGACTTCGAAAGGTGCACCCAGCTCATCAACGCCAAAATCGTCGAGAACGGCAACCAGCCCCTGCCGGACAGGGTGATCAAGGGGCTGTGCGCGAAGCTCCACCATGAGGCCACAGGCGAATGGCCCGGCCCAGGCGCCCACCACTAAGCCAGGGGGGGTACCCCGGGGGGGTAAGGGGGCCGCGCCTGTAGGCATAGGCCGGTGTGTGTGTCGGTCGCAGGGTAGGGGGTAGCGGAATGCCGTTCGCGTCGACCACGATTCGTAATCGGCGCCGCGCTGACGTCCGGCGTCGCGATGGTGACGCCCCGTGCGCGCTGCAGATCACGCCGGACTGCCAGGCGTTGGGTGGGGAGATTGACTACCACGCTCGCCCGCCTCACCCTCGATCGTTTGAAGTCGACCATGTCGTTTCTTCTGATGAGGCGCTGCGGCTGGGGTGGTCGCAGGTTGAGGCTGATGCGTTGGAGAACTGTCAGGCTGCTTGCCGTCAGTGCAACCGTGCGAAGTCGGCTGGTGTGGGGTTGGCGTCGGCGCGGCCGACGTATGTGAATCCGCGGTTCGTCTGATCTTGCGCCGGATGTGGCGCATTTACGCCGACGCCGGGCGGTCAACCGGCGGGTTTGGAAATGGTGGCCCGAAATGGCCAAGCATAGGACGCTGAACGGCGCGATGGCCGCCGGGAATCTGCTGGCTGAGGCCGAGATTCGTTACAAGCTTCTGGCGGAGGCTTTCGAGCAGATGCCGCAGCTTCGATCGCAGCTCAATCCGCAGATCGAGCGCGCGAAGGCTGAGATTGCTCGGCTGCGGGCGCTTGCACCCAAGCGCCAAGAGGCTGCGCCGGCCGCGGACGAAAAGGGCGGCGGCAAGGTAGTCGCGTTCGATGCCGATCGCTTCCGGAAGTCGGGCTAACCCTGCTCCACTTGTCGACGCAGCGCGGCATTGCATCATCCCGGGCGATATAGCTTTCACTCGCTATCACGAGCTGATCGCCCCGGAATTGCCGGGCATGGGAGTGGTGCTCGACCGGTGGCAGGAAGACATCTGGTACGTGGCCCTCGGGCTGCGCGACGACGGTTCTCTGGTGTGCGACGTCATGGGCGTCACGCTGAGCATCGCGAGGCAGGCCGGGAAGACCTGGGGCATCATGGTCGGCCTCATCGCGATTTGTTTGGCACGTCCGGGGACGTTGGTGATTTGGTCGTCGCACCATGATCGCACTTCGTCGGAGACGCTGACGAAGATCGCCGGCATCGTGGAAAAGCCGGCGATTCGCCCGAAGATGCGGGAGCAGCATCCGGTGGTGTTCACCGATGACAATCGGGGTGTTCACTTCGCCAACGGTTCCCGAATCTTGTTCGGCGCGAGGTCTGCTGGGTTCGGTCGCGGATTCTCGGAGGTCGATATTCAGGTGTATGACGAATGCCAGAACCTGAAGGAGTCGGCGCTGACCGACATGCTCGCAGCGATGAACGTCTCCGATATCGGTTTGGCGTTCTTCATGGGCACCCCGCCGCGGCCGCAGGAAGTCGCGCTGGGCGTCCACGATGCGTTCAAGCGTCGCCGCGATCGTGCCCTTGATCCGAAGAAACGACGACCGTTCAAGGGTGTCTACGTCGAGTTCTCCCCGGAGATGCCCGACGAAGTCGTCGCCGATATCGATGCGCCTGGGTTCTGGGACATGCTCTCGCAAGTGAACCCCTCCTACGGTTTCAGGGTCGGTAAGTCCGCGATTGAGCGGCTTGTGGAGAACATGTCGCCTGAGGACGTCAAACGTGAAGTCTTCGGCATTTGGGATAAGACGAACGAGACGCTGGCGGTTGTTCCTCGGGAGGATTGGAACCGCCTTGCCGCGGAGCTGAGTTCGCTGCCGGCTGTGGCTTCGTTTGGGATCAACGCGACACGATCGGGCTGGTTCTGGATCACCGCATGTTGGTGCGAGGGAGAGTCCGCGCACGTCGAAATCGCACTAGGAACACAGTCGGAGGTGGAGGCAATGCAGTTCCTGTCACGCCATGCCACCAAA